TACGGGCTTTTTGTGTGGCAATTCTCTTACGCTCATTTTCTCTTAGTGTTTTCCTGTTCTCGATAAATCTACAGTAGTCCTGCCATAAGCCGGGTCGTCCTGCATAAATAAACATTTGTTTGATTTCAGCTTCTTGTCTGCGGATGTTTTCTAATTCAAAGAAGCATTCCATGTCACCATCTTTTGCTTTCTTCTCTAGTTCTTCTTTAGCGTCAGCGAGTTTGGTGAGGTCTTTGCCCATTGCCCCGACAGATTCTATATGCCCTGCAAATTCCTTAATGGCACCGATAGCTTCATTCGCTATCTTAATTGCCGCAATTGCCTCAAAAATCACGGCAACGTCTCCCTCAGTTACTGTTTTTCTATTAAGCGATCAATCTTTGCGTCAAGTAGGTCTAAGCGATCCATTACCCGATTCATATCTGCGTGGACTTCTAGTTTGGTCACATATTCTTTTGCGACTTCTTCTCGTGTCCGGTTGAGGAGGATGTTGAGGCGGCTAACTTCGTCCCACATATTCTTGGCGAACCACGAGATGAGGGCAAGGAGTGCCGTAAGGGCTATGTTCCAGAGCATCATTTCCATTTTAGATCCTTAGTAATACTCTCTTACAATGACAATACCATCACCGCCCGCACCGCCTGCGAAGTTGCCAGTAACATTGTTTGTAACCGCACCGCCGCCGCCTGCACCATACCCTCCTTCAGGTGCGTCTAAGCCATCATTGTCGCCTTTAATTGAGCGATGGCCACCTGCAAGATATGATCCACCACCCTCGCCGCCTTTGGACTCATCGGTTGCTGTTCCTGCACCCATACCCCCAATACCTGCGTAGCCTCGTAGGTTTAAATCTCCTCCGCTACCTATTCCCCCTAGGCCTCCGTTTGTGTAGGTGACGTTAGTTGGGTCATCAGCTGTTTCACCCTCACCGCCCACACCGCCTGTTGCAGTGCAATGTGCGCCAAAAGACGATGTACCACCAGTGCCGCCCGTAACTGAAGAAGCGGCCCCTGCACCGCCTGCACCGATTGTTACCGACTCAGTTGAACCAAAAGTGCTTGACGTAATGACTTTTATCGAGGTGCCGCCGCCACCGCCGCCGCCACCGCCACCGGCGGATCCTGAGCCTTGTCCGTCAACACCGCCGCCTGCTCCGCCTCCACCGACAACAGTAACTTCAATAACTGTACATCCAGAAGGAGCAGTCCATGTTCCGTCAGCAGTAAACACTTGCATTGTTGGGGGAGTAACGCTGGCATTGTCCAGTGCCGAAGAAATCACATCGCCATTGGAATCGAGTAAGCTAGATAAACTTCGTGCTCTTGACATTTTTTACTCCTCAGTCACCTGATCCCAATTGGTTGTCTCTTCATCCCAAGTGTACATATTACCATCATCTGGGTATGCAACAGGAGCTTCCCACAAGCACGATGTTTCGTTGAGTGTCCACGATGCGTATGGCTGTGGAGGAATGAATGCGTCGCGTGTTGCGTCGTATGTGTAGCCCTTACCAGCGTAGTTCTTACGTCCACGCGCTTCATCACCTGTTACGACAGATTGATCTTCAGCAGGTTGACCTGTTGCTGGATCGTAGTAAACACCGCCACGCATGTTGTAGCTGGTCTTAACCCAACGACCCGGTGAGTCATCGACAAAGTTGTCGAAGAATTCTTGTTCAGCAACAATGACTCGTGTCACGATGCCGTTCTGTACTTTTGCAAAATGTGCCATTGTTGCTCCTTTATCCCGTGTATGTACCGGAAGCTTTAAAAATTAATATTGTGTCTGAACCGTCTGTAGCCACATCAACAGAGTCACCGGTGTATGTTCCCGAATAACTTGAAGTTGCCATTCTCAAGATCACAACTCCGGAACCGCCATCGTATGGGCCATACCCTGATCCGCCTTTACCTCCAGCCCCGCCGCCAGTGTTTGCAGTGCCATCTGTTCCTAGTTGAGTGCTTCCATTATAACCTCCGTGACCGCCTCCTCCGAGACCTCCGTCACCACCAAAGTTGCTGAAGTTACCACCTCCGCCACCACCACCGAAATATAGTGTCGAGGAGTCTACCTGACCTACAGAAGATGTAGTCGCTTGAGATGTTGAGATAATTGTAGAAATTGTGCCTACACCGCCTGCACCAGAAACGCCACCACCGCTTGAGTTTGCACCGACTCCACCGGTACCTCCACCGCCACCGCCACCTGCGTTGTTGCCTGATCCAATACTATCCGCAGTACCACCACCATAGCCCTGACCAGAAGTTCCTGAACCACCGGACCGTCCGTAGATACCGCCACCACCTCCGCATCCACCATCAGAACCGTCACCGCCCGGATTACCGCCGAACCCGCCACCGCCACCACCAAGAGAAGTGACTGTAGTTATGTCAGATCCTGAAATATACGAATCTTCTCCGTTTGCACCGTTACCACCTGAAGCGGCCCCTGCCCCGCCACCACCAACCGATATTGTGTAGGTAACACCCCCATTGAAACTAAGCGCAGATAGAGAAGAGGTGCCACCGCCAGAGGCATCTGTGCTGTAAGAAGCTTTTAACCCACCTGCTCCACCAGCACCAGATCGGTCTGAATCACCACTACCTCCTCCGCCTGCGACCACTAAATAATCGACAGAATATGCTGGTTTAATATTTGAAGATCCAGTGCCTACGTTAGTCCATGCATTCGCGTTCGTTGTCGCATCCTTACAGATGTACATTTGACCTGTGGAAGAGTTAATCCATACATCGCCCACATTGCCGTTGGATGTGATCGTTGGATCAGATGCTGTTGTGGTAAAGCCTGAACGTCCGATTTTGCTAATAGCCATTATGCTTTAATCTCCGTCACACAGATAAAGGACGTACCGCGCTCGTTGTTAAGATCATCAGCGTCCGATACGTTTCTATTTAAATACCAAGTTTGAGCATTCGTGGACAGTATAGCGACCGTGTAAGTAATTTGAGAAGTAGTGCTGGGCGTATCAAAATATGTATAGTTGACCATTTCCGGAGTAGTTGATGCGTTACTGCCGTCATAACCGATAGTGTTACCTATAGCAATACCGGTTTTTCTAGTGGTGCCCACTTGTGGTGCCGAAACTTTAGTTCCACTTCTATCAAAGTACCAAACTGTATTAAATATGTTATTTACATTGCCGTGCTCCCCACAAACCATTGCTTCTACTTTTAGGATGCTAGACGTAGAAGTTGGCGTAATAGAAACAGCAAGATCTGTAAATAATGCTTCTGTATTGGCAGACTGAGAAACTGTATTTGTACCTGTAAATTGGGTGTACTGTACTTGCATAATAGAGCCAGAAGGCAAATTATCTGAAATGTTATTAGATGTAATTAACGTACCTGCCGTAGAAGGAACGGTAAGACCGCCAGAACCATCCGATGTTTTAATTGTATCGACTAAAAGTTCGCTCACGGCAATAACTCCTTCAATTCTTCAGACGTAGTTGCCGCATCCATTGCAGTCTGCATTGTTGCATACTTATCCCGCACAGCTTGTCTAGCTGTTTCCGCCGCCTCAGCTTCAGCAGGAATCGTTGCTTTAATATCCAATGGCGCAAACTCGGCAGAACGTGCTTCACGGCGTTTTTCATGTGCAATCGCCTTGGCTTTTGTCATGTCTATTGTAATCATCTTGTTTCCCACCCAGTTGTCTCAACAGTCCACGCATTACGGAATGTGCGATCAGATGGTATTTCAGATACGTTTACCACTTTATATTGTACGCCATCGGGGATGTCCTTCATGGCAAGTTCTACAGATACCGTAGGAATAATCACGGCAACACCGCCTTCGGCTGTTTTAAAAATAATTCGTTGATCCATTGATTAAATTCTCCTACCCAAAAACAATTATCGAATAGTCGATATAGTCCACGTTTGCGGAGCCGTTTGCGTACACTCCAACAGTCCTTAAAGATGTAGTTGTTTTCCATGTCGAATAAGCAATATTATACGGAGATGAAACCCATCCTTCTTGAGCAACGCTGTCATAACCAAGCGAGCCTACCCACGCATAATTTATATTTGACATCGCGGTTGTGAAGTTAATTGTATAGTCTGCTGTTCCGTTGTCCGTAAGACTTGATACATTCCCGCTGTCACGAATCGCAATAGTGCCAGTACCGTTAAAGTTGACCCATGCTCTTGCCGCATAAATAGGTTGAGAACCAGTGGCGTTAGTTGCTGTCTTTACTTGAGACTCAATGTCAGAAGCATTTGTAACAACTGTCCCCGCCTCATCAGGCAAGGTCAGTGTGCGGTTTGTGTTGCTATTCGGAGATGCAATCGTAAACGTGCCAGTACCAGATGAGTTTGGTGATAATGCTATTTTGCTCATGCTTTAATCTCCGTTACACAGATGTACGATGTGCCCCGTTCATAACTAGTTGTATCTGAGTCCGTTACTGTCTTGTTTAAATGCCACGTTTCACTATTAGCCACTAGCAAAGCAACAGTGTATGTAATTTCACTGGTAGTGGCGGGAGTATCAAAGTATGAATAATTAACCATTTCAGGGGTAGAGGCCGCATCTGTAGCCGGTATCCCTACTGTGTTAGTTATAGCAATACCTACTCTTCTATTAGATCCTACCTGCGGTGCCGCGACTTTAGTACCGCTCCTGTCAAAATACCAAACTGAGTTATATACGTTACTTGCGGTTCCATGTTCTCCACAAACCATTGCTTCTAATTTTAGAATGCTGGAAGTAGACACTGGTGTAATAGAAACAGCGAGGTCAGTTACTAACGCTTCCGTATTCGCCGTTACAGAAACGGTATTTGTACCTGTAAATTGTGTGTGCTGTACTTGTAATATACTACCAGAAGGAAGATTCGCTTGGGTAATCACACCATCTTGTACGAGACTTACGCCTGTTGTTCCGTCAATTGTTACTGCCATCTTAAATCACCACGTACCTTCCGCCAGTTGGTATTGTAATAGTCACACCACTGTCAATTGTTATCGGCCCTACTGACATCGCATTTCTACTTGTATTCAGTGTGTAATCCGAAGAAACACTCTGCGCATTCTCATAGAAAGCAGAGTTGTTATAGAATCCTGTAGCACCTATTGATCCACCAAAGGTGCCTCCATTTGTAGCACTCACTGCGTCAGTCAATGAGAACACGTCATATGCGACAGCTTCTAAGTTGTCAGACGTAGATGCGGCAGATGTGAGTACAATTGATGTACCGGATGTCGCCGTATAGTCTGTTCCAGCCACAAGCAATACACCATTTAAGTACACATCCATGTACTTAGAATCTGCGTATTGCAGTGTTGCACCGTTATCGTCTACACCAGAAAAAGTAGTCTGTGCTGAAGTCGCCGTGTAATAGTATCTGTAGCGAATTCCATTTCCCGGAGCTTTACCTATATAACTCATGCTGTGTAGCTCCCTGAAGACTTAAAGATAAGTATGGTGTCAGAGCCATCTGTAACGACTGTTGGTGAATTTGTTGTTGTTCCTGAGTATCGTGCTGTTGGCATTCTTAAAATAACAACTCCAGACCCACCAGCACTCGCTATCCCGGTCGAACCATAACCAGCTCCACCACCACCACCAGTATTCGTGGTCCCTGCTGTAGAAGCTGTGGCATTACTGCCGGTTCCTGCGTCTCCACCACCACCTAAGCCGCCAGAACCTCCGGTGTTGTTAGAAGATCCACCACCGCCACCTGCGAAATAAACATCACTACCAGATACTTCGCCTACAGACTGGGCTGTTGCAATGGTAGATGAAATGATAGTTGAAATTCCACCAATACCTCCGGGACCACCTGATGTTCCTGCCGGAGTTGTGCCGCCTACAGCACCTTTACCGCCGCCACCGCCGCCACCGTTGTGTCCGGATGTAGGCCGTCCGCCATCATTGCCTTGACCAGATGTACCACTACCAGCGAGGTTATTGCTGTAACCGCCACCGCCACCAGAGCCTCCATCTTGACCAGTCTGACTAGTCTGACCGCCACCGCCACCGCCACCGCCGATGGAGGTAACTCCTGCAAATACAGAGTCTTCGCCGTCTGTTCCGTTGGACGCCGCTCCTGAATTAGTAGCTCCTGCGGCTCCTGCACCGCCAACTGTGATGTCGTATTGCGTCCCTGCCGTCAGCAATTCATTAGACAGAGACTGCATTCCACCTGCACCGCCTCCGCCACCACCACCACCGGCGGCTCCTGCGCCACCACCACCACCTGCAACAATCAGTGCATCAATAGTATAGGTGACTACTTGCTGTCCAACAGCCTCCCATGAAGTGCCGTTATACGCCTCAACAACAGCATCATCCGTGTTCTGACGAATCATTCCAGTAACAGGGCTTGACGGACGTTGAGCGATAGTGCCTGCGGGAAGTTTTAATGCACCAGTAGTGCTGGTTCCTACACTGCCACTGACTGTAATGTTGCTAGAGAACGTGCCAGCATTTGCAGTTAAATCATTATCAGATGGGTGCTCGATACTAGAAGCGGGAGTTCCCTTATTAACAACATAAATATTATTTGTGCCGCTAGCAGGTGCCGCTGTAAAAGTTAACGTAGTACCCGAAACTGAATACGCCGTAGTAGGCTCTTGTCGCACATTCTCAACAAATACCTCAACACCATTTGTAGTGCCGGGATTAGTTAGGGTAAAAGATGTGTTGCTCCCATTACCGGAGAAAGTATCTTTAGTGACGGAAGAATACTGTCCTACCGGCTCATTACCAACGTATGCCATTAGGTGATCTCCAAGATAGACATGATAGCGTCAACAGAAGATGCAGTATCAGATGTAATCTTAATACTATCTCCCGTTCCTAGCACAACTTTTTGGTCCCCTCCAACAACTACTAAAGATGATCCAGCAGGAATTGGTGCATCTTTAACCATGTATGTGTCATTCGCGCCATCATTTAATGTGACATCAACTAATACTTGACTAGCAGTTCTGTTAGCAAGTGTCAGCCCAATGACTGTTGTTTGAGTGGAAGCTCCTACAGTATATCCGTCAATTGCGGTAGCTGACGTGCCGATACTGCGTGAAACTTTGCGTGTAAATGTATTTGCCATTTATTTCACCCTAGTGCGATTGCCAAAGCGATACTTCCACCAGCATCTTCTTTGTTGTTTAATTGAGTTTGGATATTAGAGGTAACGCCATCTGTATAATTTATTTCTGTAGCAGTTGCGGTAATACCAAGATCAGATAAGCTGGAAACTGTTCCTGTGCCTTTTGAGTTTAACTGTGTTTGAATATTACTACTCACACCATCTAAATAACCTAATTCAGTCGATGTAATATCTGATACAGCAACTTTACCTGAAGTATTAGCAACAAGCGCACGGCTAGCAGTTAAATTAGAGCCTGTAATTGTAGTGGCCGCACCAGTAACAGTAGCTTGCTTAGCATCTAATTGAGTTTGAACATTAGAGGTAACAGTATCTAAATATCCCAATTCTGTTGCTGTTAGTGATGTTGGTATTCCGTCTAGAACATTAAGTTCTGCGGTAGTAACTGTTGCACCATCAAGAATGTTTAGTTCAGCCGCTGTTGAAGTGACTGCTGTTGAACCTAATGTAAATGTACCAGTTGCCGTCAAGTTAGTGAATGAACCAGCCGCTTTAGTAGTTCCACCAATAGTTGTGTTATCAATCGTACCGGAGTCAACATCAACATTAGTCATGTTTGCGTTGCTGAAATTGATATTACCGGAACCATCCGCTGTTACAGTCTTGGATGCTTGAACAGTACCAAGAGTTGTAATATCGTTATAATTAAGCTCTGTTGTTGACGCTGTTAAACCGTCTAGCGTGTCAAACTCTATAGTTGTAACACCTGTTGCTCTTAGATCCTTTGCATAATTTAAATCTAGGTAGGTGCCTGTATAACCATCTAGCTTGTTTAGTTCAGAGATTGTAGATGATAAGCCAGACAGCGTATCCATCTTCCCTTCAAGGTAGGGAGTCAGTGCTGTGACAGCGACCTGCTTCATCGTACCAGCGTCGTTAACTACAATGCGATCTGCATCAGCTAACGTAACAGCAGAAGCTGTTGTATCACCATCTAAGATATTAACTTCTGAGGATGTCGCAGTAACTGCGGTAGTGCCATCTGTTAAATCAGTTGTAGCAATAGAAATACTAGAAGACCCATCAAAACTGTTGCCTGCGATATTAACAGCACTGGCAAGGGCAGAGGCCGTACTTGCATTTCCGGTGACGTTACCAGTTAATGGACCTGTAAATCCTGCCGCAGTAATTGTTGTAGTGGAGTCAATCTTAGCTCCAGTTACAGCATCGTCAGCAAGACCAGCGTTTGCTATCTGAGGACCATTCCCAGCGGTGCCATCGTGTGTATGTCCACTAGTACCAAACGCGGTCTGAATGGCATCAAACTCACCGTCTAGATCACTCGCATTAATAATGTTCCCATCTGCGATATTATTAGCTGAGTCGTTACGAGTGTAACCTGTCATTATCTTCTACCCCTCAATGCGTATTCAACCGTCATTGTATCTAGTGTGTACGGCGGATTTGTATCATTCGACTGGAAGAAGAATGAAACTGAAAATGCTGACCCTACAAGTTGTGTTTTAAACACAGCCCTTAGTGATCCACCATATCTTGCAACCCCGTATTCAGCAGTTAAACTACCATACTGTGATGGAGCAGTTGCTGTGTTAGACAATGATATCGTCGTAGCCGCTGGTAAAACTACATCAGGGTCATTAAAATCAAATTTTAAACTGCTTGTAATGTCAACGCTTGCTTCAGGATCAACATATACAAACAATTTATATAAAGTCTTTCTTAACTCTGGATCATCAAACGGGATAAAAGGAGTAGCATATGTTGCTTGTATACTTTCCCCATCAAAGCTGTTTGCATTTTCCATAAAGAACACAAAACCTGTGTCATTGGTAAATACTATACGCTCATCAGATTGATATATTTCAGAATCAGCGTATGTTACTTCGTAGTTTTTAAGCTCAGCCCATGTCCACGAAGGAGATCCATTATCTGGATTAACAATGTTTGCACCTAGCAAACCCTTACCATCAATAATGCTAGAACCTGTAGCAAATAGTCTGTATTGACTTTTGCCCCGTACAACAACACTAGCAACCCGTGTGTTAGGTACTGTGTCTACTAAGTTACTTACTACATTCTGAATCTTTGAAGCAACAGGATCTA